AAGGGAACAAACCGTGAATCACTTTAAAAGTTTTTTAGAAGAAGCCACATTGGATGAGGCGCCACTACAAACAGTCCTCGAGTTAAGTTGGGATTATACGAATAGCTTTCCTAAAGGTGTCTTAAAGCGTACCGAAGCTGAAGAACTCAAGCGTGAGTGGGATCTTACTAGAGCAGCAGTGAGAAAGATTGTCAAGCCATTAGGTGGTTTGATGACAACTACAACTGCACCTAGTCCTAAGTCTCCTAAAAAGGTAGGTAGTATCGTTATCGGTACTCGTGGCGATGCAGGTCGACTTGACTCAGCTAAGATTAAAGCAGCACTTGCAAAAGAGATTGATGTCGGCTCAATGACTGTCAAGAATCTTGGTGAAGACTTAGAAGAAAAGTATACTAAGCCCACAGCTGCTGAGATCAAAAAAGATCAAGACCGTGAGCGTAAAGCTTCAGGTTATAAGAAGCCAAGTATGACTGATAAGTCTGCTCGTAAGCGCATGTACGGCGAAAGTACTAAAGCTTATGCAGCATCTCTTGAGCGTATGGCTAATGATAAGAAGCTTAAAGATATTTCTGATTCTGACCGAAAGACTCTTGCGAAGCTTGCTGATCTTATGAAGAAGGCAAATAAGTGAAATCGTTTAAGAAGTTTGATCTCGATGAGAGGTTTGGTTTATTCGAAGGAGTAACGGTTCCTTTAGAATCTCCTATGATCGAGTTTCAAGAAGAAAAAGAACCTGAATTAAATTCACCTAAGCGAAGCAGCGGGAAAAAGAAATATGTTGTTTACGTTCGAAACCCTAAAACAGGTAACGTCAAAAAAATTGAGTTCGGTGATGAAAAAGGTGGACTCACATCTAAAATCAATGATAGAGACGCGGCAAGAAATTTTGCAGCGAGACATAATTGCGATACTAAAACGGACAAACTCTCTCCAGGATACTGGGCATGCAGATTACCAAAGTATGCAAAAGACCTCGGACTTAAGGGAGGCGGAAGCTACTTCTGGTAAAAAGGAGAAACATGAAAATAATAGAAGTTCAAGAACGTAAGTTTTCTATGGATTTTTTATTGGTGTGTTCTTTGGGTATGAATGTGGGGTTTATTTTCGGAATTATATTTTTATAGAGGGACTATGTATAAAACACTTATGAGTCGTCTGACCCTGGCTAGTCTTTTAGTCATAATGGGAGGATGCAGTATTATAGATAAATGGACGCCCAGCGAATTTGATGCTGTCGAATACGGCATGCTAGTTGAGCTCAATGTTATTGCTATGAGCCCATTAGTAAAGAAGGATTGGTGTCACCCTAGCCATATTAGTAGGATGTCGTTTATTTCAAATCAATTAGTTGTTTATTCAACTCATCGACTGAATACTAATATACAAAGTATCTACGGTACTATTAATGATACAATAATGGAGCTGAAGGCAAAAGAGAATCCTTCAGATGTTTATTGTAAATTGAAGAGACGTACTATTCACGGGATGACAACGGACACGTTACAAGTATTTGGAGACCGAAAATAATGTTAGTAACAGAATGGCAAACAGAAAAAGAGCAAGTTGTTCGTGAGTATCAAGAACTGCGAGATGCAGGTCAGATCGATCAAGAAGAATACGAAGAGCTGGTACAAGATATTCTAGACTACGGTGCATTGTCAGAAGATCTGAATAACGAAGAAGTTAAAATACGTATCTTAGCAGCAGTTGACGCAGTAAAGGTTCTCGCCGGTCTCTTGTAATGAATCCTTATATTGATGATGGTAGTGTAAGAGTATTTGATGTTAATGCTGAAGATAGTAATTATGTTTGGCACCGAGATCACGAAGATCGAATAATTGAAATACTTGAAGGAGATGGTTGGCAATTCCAATGGGAAGGTTGCCTCCCTTGGCTATTAAAGCCTGGTATGAAACAACGTATTCTTGCCAACGAATACCACAGGATAATTAAGGGAGTAAATGATCTTAAGATACGGATTACTCCTTTGAATAAATAGTCCGTATACTTATTATGGAGTACCATATTGAAAGCGATTATAATTAGTGAGCCAAAATCAGGAACTTATCTCTGTAGCTCCCTATTAAAGAATTTAGGATTGTACCAAACGTACTATCATTTATTTTTAGTTTGGTATACCGCTTACGAAGGTGATACTCCTGAAAAGATAATGCAGGGGCGTAACAATCCTGGCAAGTTCTATAAGAAAGGACTTATTGAGGATATGGTAAAGAAGATTCCTGAAGAGGGATTCGCTGTAACACATTTACCTAAGACTCAAAGATTAGAAAAAGCTTTTGATGGAATGAAAAAGGTCGTTGTAACAAGACCATTCGAAGAAAAAGAAGAATCAAATAGTTTGTGGATAAAAGAAACTAAGCGAGCTCATTCAAGTTTTGAAATTACTCATGAAGCTTGGTTACGAGATCCGGAAACTTTTCATATCGAATTTAACGATATGATATCCATAAATAAAGAAAAGATTGACGCATTACAAATATATCTTTTCGGCGAAGTAATAACGGATAGTGTTGAAGCAATGACGCTTGCTTTAAACGAAGAAACAATAACTAAAAGTAGTAAACGACGAGAGGAACAGTAACATGACACTACAAGAAAAAATCCAAGAAATGCTAGACGGATCAGTCGATCAGTTCCTTGGTGAAAAGAAAATGGATCCGGTCGATAAGAAAGCCTTGAAGAAAGACTTTGACGATCGTGACGATAAGGACATCGATAACGACGGAGACGTCGATGATTCTGATGAGTATCTTCACAAGCGTCGTAAAGCAGTATCTAAGGCTATTACTAAAGAAGACAAGAAGCAATTTGTCTATGCCGCTAAAATGGCTAAAGAAAAAGGCGAAGAGAAATTCGTATTTGCCGGTAAAGAATATAACGTTGAAGATGTAGAAGATCTTGACGAAGTAAATATGGGTCCTTGGAACCGTGGTGCTATTAATGGTGCTATGGATAAAGCTGGTATTAAAGGACCACAAGCAAAAGCATTTATTGCCGCATTACGCGGTAAATAAGTAAAATATACAATTGAGGAACAAATTATGAATAGTATCTTTGCATTTTGGAATTGGTTAAAGTCTGCATTTGTTGCAGCTCCACTTGTTGACAGGGAACCACGTAAGGAAGTAGTAGAAACTCCTGCTGAAGCTCCGGCTCCTGTCCAAAAGAAAAAGCCAGCTCCTAAAAAGAAAGCGGCTGCTCCTAAGCCTAAAGCTACTAAAGCAAAAGCAGCACCTGAAATAAAAGTTACTAAAGCTGATCTAGGTAAGTTAACTAAAGCTCAGCTAGAAGAAAGAGGCCGTGAACTTGGCGTTGAACTCGATAAGCGTAAGAAGAAAGCTGATCTCGTCGCTGATTTATGGAATCACGTAAAATAATTTTTGTTATTACTAAATTAAAATAAAAACAAGGAGAATAACATGGCTTTATGGGGAAAGACTGACACATTGGCCGATGCGCCTAAGTGGTTGGAAGACGCGGCCGCTAATACTAACAAGTCAAACGATCTAGATAACGCAGTATTTGTTGACTTGGAAGAGTCACAAGTTGCATCTAACCGTGCAAAGGGTCTTACTGGTCCTGGTTGGTGGTTATATCACACATCTAATGGCCGTCATTATGCAGAGTGTTTGGTACCTATGAAGGTAGCTGCAGCTGATGCAGGCGACTTAGGTATTACTGGTGATACTGCTGATGAAGATCTGGTTGTTGCTGACTAATCATTAACTAATTTATATAATGAAATTAACAGAATCGACCTTTTTGCTATATGCTATGAAGCATTATGATAATCCGCAATGTACGGATATATCAGAATTTGATGAGGACATGAAGCGATTTCAGTACCTTCGCAAGTTGTTTTCTCGATATCGTCAAGAAGGTGAACTGAAGGAAAGGTTGATTCTGAACCATCTCATTGTGATATACAATGTGTTTGGACTTGAGGCGACTGATATGCTATTTATGCGGCTTCACGAATACCACGAGTTTCTGAAGCCGTTTGTACAATATTTAAACTATATGCCATCCGTTTTAATTTACGATGGTTTAGCTATCAACGCTGAAAGTATAGATAGTGATGCAGCAATACTAACAAGACTCGGAGAGATTTAATGGTAGTTGATCTATTTTTAGTTTTTAGCTTTATCAAGAGGTTAGTAACACCTTTTGAAAAGTGGGAAGCTTATAAAGAAGGAATCATCGATAAAGATGGTAACGTTCTTATTAAGAGAAAAGATTACTCGAAAGCAAATCAAAAGAAAGCTTTTGGCGTATTCGATCAGCTCATTTTAAATATAAAGAAGCTATTAGCCAAGGTCCCAGGCGGTTCATCTCGTCTTGGAACGTATGCTGCTGCGTTGTGGCTAATTAAAGAAGAAAAGAAGCTTGAAGAATATTCTTCATTGAATGAGAACTTTAATGAAGATGCTTATATTGTTTCCTCATGTGAAAAATTTCTACAAGAGCATACTGACTTATTAGAGGAAGCTTCGAAAGAAGAAGAGGCTACTACTGTAGGTGGTGGTGCAATTGCAGGTTTAGGAGTAGGTCCACAGGGCGAACCTGGCGTATCGAAAGCCAACCAGAAGAAACATAAAAAACGCGTTAAAAATATTATCAGGAGAACATAATGGAATCGCAAAGCAAACAAAACGTTTTCAGCCAACTTAAGGTTGACGAGGGGGTCGTATATGAAATATATGAGGACCATCTTGGATATGCAACGTTCGGAGTCGGGCACTTGGTTCTTGAATCAGATCCTGAGCACGGACAATCTGTCGGAACCGCAGTTTCAGAAGAAAGAGTCGACGAGTGTTTCTTCCAAGACCTTGACATCGCCATTAGCGAGTGTATTACTCTATACGGTGACGAAGCCTGGGGTAATTTCCCTAGTGAAGTACAAGAAGTCTTGGTTAACATGCTCTTCAACTTGGGGCGTCCGCGCCTAACTAAGTTTAAGAATTTCAACGCTAAAATCTTAGAAGGTGATTATGCAGGAGCAGCACCTGAAGGATTAGACTCGTTATGGGCTAGACAAGTAGGCCCACGAGCGATTCGTCTAATGCAGAGATTGGAAGCGGTATAAATAAATAACACGTATTATAAAAATTTCCAAGGAGAAAATAATGTCTATTGAAAAAATTGTAGCAGAGGCTATTAACAACAATCCTCTCCGACTCAAAGAAGCTTTTGACGAAGAAATGAATGTCCGCATCCGTGCTGCTCTTCAAGAGAAGTATCAAGAAATGACTGAAGCAGTTGATGCTGAAGATCTTGAAGAAGAGACCGAAGAGCTCGTCGAGAATGACGACGAAGAAGAAGATGAAGACGAAGATCATGACGACGAAGACGGTGATGATGACGACGACGAAGAAATGGCTAATGAAATGAAAAAGCTTCACGCATCAGCTTGTTCCAAGACAGAAATGTATGGCAAGATGAAAGAGAAGTATGGCTGCACACGAGAAAAGTTTAACGAGTTATACGCATCAGCTTGCAGTGACTAATACAACTTATGAAAGCGCTGTACCAGTGGGTGACATTATTTTTTCGTAAACTTTGGAAGGGGCTAGTGATAGTAATTGCTGCTCCTTTTAAAGGTATTGCTTGGTTATGGAAATGGTGGACCACAAAGCCCACTTATAAAATCACTGTGTCTTATGATTCTAAGTTTGGCAATTCCGATGACGTTGTATACGAAGGTGTACCAAAGATTCTGAAGCAAACTTGGAAAGAGCTTAATTTTATAACAGCCGAAGAGAAAAGTGTATGTGTAAAAGCTAACACTGGCTTAAATTATCGCGTTGAGGAAGAATAATGTACCAGATCTTTTTTGTAATTATACTAGCATTAGGTGGAGCAGCCGGTTGGTTCTATCAACAGAATCAAATACTCGAAGCTAATAACGCTGTATTGAAAGGAAATGTGGTACAACTCGAAGGAGCAGTTGAAGAACAAAAGGCTGCAATGGCCGCTGTGAAAGAATCCTTCGAAAAGCAAGCAAAAGCACTAACCAACCTCCAGTCTAAAAATAGAGAGATCAATGCTGAGAAGGATCGTTATATGT